GTCCACTTATACCAGCTGATGTGACGGGTAATACAACTTGCGCCCACGGTAGGTCCGATGTAGGCAGAATAACCTTATCGCTAGTGTGATGGCCAAGAGCTCTCACACGCACACGACCTACATACTGTGGATCCGCTCTATCTTCTACTACACCAACAAACCACAGAAAGCCATTGTGTCCTAAAAAGTTTACATTGTTCATCTTTTTTTTCCGATATACCTTTTGTTTTAAACAGCTCGCTATACGCTATTTTATACCATTTAGCGTAAGCATGCGCACGGTTAATCTATACCCTTATATTCTTATTAAAACTCGCAAGAAGGCCCTTAACTTTAAGTAAAAATGGGTGTTTTACATGGTTCCATGGGCTCTCAGTGCCTCGGTGGCCTTTGAAGAAACCATTGTATTTGTTTCGTTCATAGGCTTCGTCAGCGGCGAAAGAGTAGTCTTCTATGATTGTCTTAATTTCTTGTTTAATCTTTCTCATTATATCCTCTTATTTGTTCATCTCGTTCTATGTGATTGTAAGTATATATACCTCTCATAGCCACCGCTAGCGTGTTTCCTACATGCGCTAGCAGCGATTCTACAGCGACTCTCGGAGTAGTTCTCATTAGATTTCATCTCCCTCGTCTAGTAGTATATTCTCGTCTAAATCGTACTGTAATATATTTAATCTATCCTTATTTGCTCGTTCAGTAAGTACATCTAAATCCTCTTGCGGATATGGGTCTTTAACGGCATCTTTAATTATCTCTAAATTCATCGCATGGTAATCATTTACAGTATCTACACTATGTCTTATACTCTTAACTAGATAACGGCCACTTAAATATGGGTCGTTATCATATGGATTATCCCTACCCATTGGTTCGTAAGCTGGCATCTCAAACGCAACTAAATCACCACAAGAAATACCAGTAAACCCTGGCACATCTAGCGATAGATTCATTGTTTCAAAAGATAGCTTTTGCGATAGGCGTTTGGGTATAGTATCATAGTAGTTTGGAAACTCAGAGTTGTTGTGTATCTTTGATGTGTCCGTAAAGAAGTATAATGTGCCTTCGGGAAAGTCACTAAACGACTTACCTTGTTTATAATTGAAGAATGGCAATATACCTTTACCATCTACTTTACCACCATTACCATCGTGTTCTGTGTGAAACGACTTGCGATACTCTGATAGGTAATCAAAATCTGTTTCTCTAAATGTCTTGTTAAATGCGTCATGTGATACAGCTTTACTATTATAGATACCATTTCTTAAATTCTTTAGTGTATCAAATTGACTATTGATTTGAAAGCCTCTGACTGTCTGCATCTCTTTGACCACATTTCTATTTCCTCTTTCATCTCTTATATTCGCAGGCATAGGTCTATACAATGCCACCACTGGTCTAGCTGTCGTGTCTGTACTAGCCAACATAGACTCATATGATTTAAATTGAAATCCAAGTGAGTTCTCAAAGAATAACATACCTGGTGTTTGATGTTTCTTACTCTCTGCTTCTTTACAAAACATATCAATCGCTTCAAACGGTCTCATTCTAGGCACGACATATTTTCTAATACCTTTTGTTTCTTCCACAATTAATGTCTTATCGCTATCTAAATCTTTTCTAACAATTTGTAATATGTTATTGTCAAAACTATTCTCAAAGGCGTTCTTTACCTTGACTTGTTCATTTGTTATCATCTCTTTACTAGCAAAGTTTAAAACATATATTTGTGTACGAGGGTTTAGTCCTTGTCTATTAGATATTTTGTAGATGTGCATAGGGTGACCAGATTCATTTGTGAAGTCAAATGCTCTACTAGTACCAGGTGTGAATAGTTTAAATTCTATCTGTTCAAAACCTGTTAGAGGTAAGTGATTAGCCACATTTTGTGCGTCTGTGATAACAACATTACCAGATAATGTCTTGTTTGTCAAACTCTCATATATGTTTAACTCTGTGACAAGTGATCTAACACTAATTCTTTTAGGTTTGTTCTGGCCGTCTGATGATTGATAGGATACTAATTGGACATCTGAAAGAGAATATTGTCCAGCCCTATTTAATTGTTCTGTATTAATATCATTGTACATTTTTCACTACTTGCTAATTAACTTGTCAAATTCTTCTATGAATACACCTAGATAACCAGGTTGTAATAATTTAATTGATCTTTTCTCATCTTGTAATCTCTGTTCGTATTGTCTATTTGATACTGACTGTGCGCCAGAGGTCGTACTGTTGACTTCTATCTTATGTGAATAGTCAAACGGTCCACTTCCTGTTTGTGATCCACTAGATTGTGTTATCTCATAGTGATGAACAGCATCTGGATTAGCATATTTGTTTGTGACATATTTCTCAAAGTCTTGGTCTGTCAATGGCCAACCATAATATCTATCTGTGATATTGTTTGTTAATAATATAACCCAATGTAATTCTGGATCACCAAAGTGTTTAAATGCTGTGTCTTCAGGGTTCTCACCATTTGGTACATCATAGGTATCGTATAGTGAAGCCTCATCAATAATTTTACTTCTAACTTTTATTCTACGCATTATATCTGTGACAACCTTTTGATTGCCGTCACCTTTTATGTCGTAATTACCTGTAGGAAACTTACTAAAATACATATTAGAAACCGTCTGCTATCCTTTCTTTTGTCATAATCTCTGTCTCTTGGAAAGTCAAGTTAACAGTAGCAAGAGTTGGCGCAGCACCTTGTTGATCTGGTATAAATGATGATATTACACCTTCAGGCGCATAGTCAACTTGCATGTCTTTTAAAACACATCTACTAACTCGTGGTATGTATGTGTTTATATTCTCTCTGTACATATATGTTATTTGAAATTCACTTGGGGTATTGAAATAACCTTTAGTTGTGCCTTGATACTCTGGCATCATGTGAAACTTAAACATATTAATAATTTTGTGAACATTGTCGTTCTCTGCTGGGTTTTTAGGTGCAAACTCAAAAGGAAAAGCAAACTCTCTAAATGGTACAGATTGAAATACCACTTCCATCTGTGGGTTTACAGCCTGTCCTAGTGCTTTATCAAACGCAGCCTCTGCTCCCTCAAAACCTGGTATCAAGCTAGCCGCACCAAATAGTGCCTTTCTACCAATTTGTTTTACAGCGTCACCACCAACACTACCCATGTTCTTTAATTTTTCTACAAAACCTTTTGTATCTCTAAAGTCACCAATACCTTGTCCTATTAGACCAGCGATACCTGTAGCTGGTGTATCATATGTAGCGCCATATCCAAATTTTAATGACGCAGCTGGTGTGTATAATATTATACTATCACTAATAAAACTATGTGTAGGTGTCTTTTCATTTAAACCTGATTTAGGATTAACTTTTCTAGCCTCAGCAAATTTAGAGGCCTTTATTTTATTTACTGTGTCACCTTGTTGAGATGAATAACCATACTCGCCAACCAAGTTGTTAGAGTTAGATGCTATCTTGTTTTTACTAAAATTAGTCGCCTTAAATTTTGATGAGTTATGCATGATGACATCAAATATTACATAATGTCCTTCTGCTAAATTAGCTGTTTCATTTGGATAGTAAACTGTACCATACGAATATGGGTTCTCTTTCATATGAGAAGTTGGATTAATGTTCTCTATCTCTAATGGTGATTTGTTTAGTAGTTTAGCCGCAACTTTTTTAGTCTGATTATTACCTGCGACTAGATTATGTGCGAAACTACCTATTGAGTTGGCAATCTGATTCTTTATTGCCCCTTTAACTATGTTTGAAACCTTGTTTGTAAAAGCCATCTAAATATCCTTGTAATGATAATATTTATAACACCATGAGGAAATCATATCAAGGTTTATATCGCCCATCAAACCCTAAAAAATATGTGGGCGACCCTACTAAAATCGTGTATCGTTCACTATTAGAGCGTAAGTTTATGCTACATTGTGACCGTAATCCTGACATAATTAATTGGGCAAGTGAAGAATTGTCAATAAGATATTATAACCCTATTGATAAAAAATATCATAGTTATTATCCTGACTTTGTTGTAAAGACTATTAAGAACAAAAAGTTTCTTATTGAGATTAAACCATCTCGTCAAATTAAACCACCAAAGGCAACTAAAAAGAAAACTAAAGCGTTCATGCGTGAGAGTTTTGAATATATAAAAAATCAAGCTAAATGGAAAGCAGCACAAGCGTATTGTGATGATAATAATGCTATATTTAAATTGATTACTGAGAAAGATTTAGGGCCGTACTAAGCA